TTTACAAGATGGCAATTCAGTAACTCAATTTATTGGTGATTGCCCAGCAGGAGATGTTTTTTCTTTTAACATTCCAGAAGATGGAATTTTATTTGTTAATGGAATGACAGTTTCTGCAATGTCAGGTCTAACAGCAGCTACAATATTGTTAGATAAGTAGGGGGCTTAAATGGCTAATACTACTTCGGGAACATATACTTTCGATAAAACTTTTTCTATTGATGAAATCATAGAAGAAGCATACGAAAGAATTGGTATGCAACCTACTGCTGGTAATCAAATGAGAGTTGCCAGACGTAGTTTAAATATTATGTTTCAAGAATGGGGAAACAGAGGTCTTCATTATTGGGAAGTAGCAAACAATTCAATTACATTAGTGGATGGTCAAGCAACTTATACAATGTATAGATCGTCTGCTGATGGAACTTCTGATGCAACAGCTGTTTATGGTGTATCGGATGTTTTAGAAGCTTCTTACAGAAACTCTTCATCTGTAGATACTCCACTTACAAAAATTGATAGATCAACTTATCAAGGTTTAGCAAATAAAACTTCTGAAGGTGTACCTTCTCAATATTTTGTACAAAGATTTGTTGATAAGGTAACTATTACTTTATACTTAACTCCAGGTTCATCTGAAGCAGGTAATTATATTAATTACTACTATGTTAAAAGAATTCAAGATGTTGGAAATTATACAAATGCAACAGATGTTCCATTTAGATTTGTTCCTTGTATGGCTTCTGGTTTAGCATTTTATTTATCACAAAAATACGCTCCACAAAGAACTCAAGAATTAAAATTATATTATGAAGATGAACTAGCTAGAGCATTATCAGAAGATGGTTCACCTTCTAGTACATTCATTTCACCAAAAACTTATTATCCAAATGTCTAATTTTTCAAAAGGTAAATATGCACAATTTATATCTGATCGTTCTGGAATGGCATTTCCATATAAAGAAATGGTTACAGAATGGAATGGATCTAGAGTACATATTTCTGAATTTGAACCTAAACAACCACAATTAGAGCCAAAACCACATGGTGCTGATGCTCAAGGTTTACCACAAGCTAGACCTGATAGAGTTGAGCCAGCTACACCAAATTTATTACCTGGTAATCCATTAAGTTTGACTTCTGGATCGTCAACAGTTACTGTAACAGAACCATCACATGGTAGATCAACTTCTGATACTGTTGTTTTTAGAAATGTAGATGGAAGTCCTGGTGGTTTAGCATATACCATATTTGAAAATGCTTCAGGATTTAGTATAACAGTTATTAATACAAATAGTTACAGTTTTAATTGTGGAAGCAATGCAACTTTAACTGAAAAAGCAGGAGGAATGTCTGTAACAGCAGGACCAGTTACGATATCAGCATAATGGCAGGATTTACATACGCAACATTAACAACAGCAATTCAAAACTACACAGAAGTAGATAGTAATGTTTTAACTTCTACAATTACAGATCAATTTATTGAAAACTCTGAACTTAGAATTTTAAGAGATGTACCTATTGATGCTTATAAAAAACAATCTGTTGGTAATTTAGTTACAGGTCAAAGTACAATTAACGTACCAGCTAAAACTTTATTTGTTAAAGGTATACAAGTTTATGATTCGACTTCTTTATCAACAGGATCAAATCAATGGTTAGAAAAGAAGGACGAAAGTTATTTACAAGAATATATTCCTGCAGAAACTTCTACAGGTATGCCAAAATATTATGCTATGTTTGGAGGAGCAACAGGTGTAACTGATACTACTTCAGGAAGATTATATTTAGCTCCTGTACCTGATAATACTTATGTTTTTAAGATACATTATGAAGCAATTCCTGATGGTTTATCTAGTGGAAACACTACAACTTACATAAGTCAATACTTTGGAAATGGCTTACTTTATGCTTGTTTAGTAGAAGCTTATGGATATTTAAAAGGTCCAATGGATATGTTGACACTTTATGAAAATAAGTATAAAGAAGAAGTACAGAAGTTCGCTTCTGAACAATTAGGTAGACGAAAAAGAGACGACTATACTGATGGTACAGTTAGAATTCCGATTCCGTCACCAACACCTTAATTAGGAGTTTATTATGGCAATTAGTTCGGCAATATGTACAAGTTTTAAACAAGAAATTTTAGTTGGTACGCACGACTTTACTGCGTCTACTGGTGACACTTTTAAAATTGCACTTTACACAAGTTCAGCAACTTTAGGTGCAACTACAACTGCTTACTCAGCAACAAATGAAATTACAAATGATGCAGGTTCTGCTTATTCAGCTGGTGGAAATACTTTAACAAGTGTAACTCCAACAACTTCTGGAACAACTGCATATTGTGATTTTGCTGACACTTCATGGTCATCTGCAACTTTCACTGCAAACGGTGCATTGATTTATAACTCTTCAAAATCAGACAAAGCTGTTTGTGCAATCGCATTCGGTGGCGATAAAACTGCAACTAACGGAACTTTTACAATTCAATTTCCTACAGCAGACGCATCAAGCGCAATTATCAGAATAGCATAAGGAGGTAAAACATGGCTGACGTTACAGTAAACGTAACGGGTCTACAGGCCATCGTTAATCCAACTGTTTGGAACGCTTCAAGAATTAATTGGGGTGATGGCACTTGGAATATTGGTGGATCGGTTGATCAAAATATTCTTCAAGGTTGGGGCCATGTTAATTGGGGTCAAGCTGATTGGGGAGACTCAGATACTTACGATACAGGTTGGGGAAGATTTACTTGGGGCTCAGAAGTTTGGGGCGGTACAAATAATATCGTTGTCAATGTTTCTGGTATTGAATCATCTACAGCATTAGGAACTATTTTAACATTTGCAAACGCAGATGTATTACCTACAGGAATTGAATCTACATTTAGTATTGGTACTGTCACATTATCTGGAACTGCAAATATTGCAATTACAGGAATTGAAGCAACTTCATCATTAGGTACAACTACAACAATAGCAGATTCTAATTTTGAATTAACAGGATTTGAAGCTACTTCATCATTAGGCACAGTAACAACATCAGGAAACACAGATATAGATGTAACAGGTTTAGAAGCTACAACTTCTTTAGGAACAGTTGTACTACCAAATGAAACTGTATTAATTGATGGTATTTCAGTTACTACTTCTGTTGGATCTCCTGTAATTGAATCAGGGGTAATTGTTGCTGTTACTGGAATCGAAGCTACAGTATCTCAAGGTACAGCAATAGCACCAAATGAAGATGTATCTTTAACAGGTTTATCTGCTACAGTTAGTTTAGGTTCTGAAACAGTTATTGCAAATGCTGATGTTCCATTAACAGGTCTGTCAGCTACATTTAACATTGGTTCAGTTCAAGTAGATGATGTTATTGGATTAACAGGATTATCGGCTACAACTAGCGTAGGTTCAGTAAGTATAGATGATCAGGTAGTTGGACTAACAGGTTTATCTGCTACAGTTAGCCTTACAAATCCGTTTATTATACACTATCAAGATGTTGACACAGGTTCAAATACATCATATAGTGGCGTCTCAACGGGTTCGAATACTTCATATTCGAATGTTGCAACTGGATCAAATACAAGTTATAACGATGTAGCAGCATAGGAGATTTATGGCATCAACATATAATGAGCTTGGTATAGAATTAATGGCCACTGGCGAAAACGCTGGGACATGGGGTACTAAGACAAATACAAATTTAGATATTATTCAACAAGCCGTTGCAGGTTATGTTGCTCAAGCAGTAACTGATGGCGGTACAACAGCATTAACAATTACAGACGGATCAACTAGCACATCTGTTGCTAGACATATGGTTATTAAATTAACTGGTGCATTAACAGGTACATCAACTGTTACGGTTCCTGATTCAGTAGAAAAATTATACATTGTAGAAAATGCTACAACAGGTTCACAAACAGTAACTTTCAAAACAGCATCTGGAACAGGTGTTAACTTTACTTCAACAGGATTTAAATTTTTATATTCTGATGGAACAAACATTAATGAAATTACATTAGCATCACCTCCAGGTGGTTCTGATACACAAATTCAATTTAACTCAGGTGGAACTGCATTTGGTGGTTCTGCTAATTTAGTTTGGGATGGAACAAACGTTACTCTTGGTGCAACAGGTGCATTAAGATTAGGTGATACAGCTGGCGGTGAATACGTTGGCTTAAAAGCACCAGGAACAGTTTCATCTTCATACACATTAACTTTACCAACAGCGACAGGAACAGCAGATCAAATTTTAGTTACAGATGGTTCTGGAAATTTATCATTCACAGATAATTCTGGTGGAACATCTTGGCAAGCTGTTAAGTCAACTGGATTTACAGCTGTAGCAGGTGAAGGATATTTTTGTGATACATCAGGCGGCGCATTCACAGCAACATTACCAGCTTCTCCAACTTTAGGAGATGAGGTTACATTAGTTGACTACGCAGGAACGTTTGATACAAATAATTTAACTGTAGGTAGAAACTCTGAAAATATTCAAGGATCAGCTGCGGACCTAACAGTTTCTGTAGAAAGAGCTGGTTTAACTTTAGTATATTCAGGAGCTACATACGGTTGGTTATTAAAGGATAAATAATCAATGGCTACTTATAAAGGTATACAAGGTTTCACAATTCAAAACCTTTCAGAAGATCCAGTACCAACTGTTTCAGGTTGG